GTGCTGCGACCGCTGGTAATTATGGTGCTGCTACCACTGGTGATAGTGGTGCTGCTACCGCTGGTGATTATGGTGCTGCGACCGCTGGTAATTATGGTGCTGCTACCACTGGTGATAGTGGTGCTGCGACCGCTGGTAATTATGGTGCTGCGACCGCTGGTAATTATGGTGCTGCTACCACTGGTGATAGTGGTGCTGCGACATCAAGAGGTAGTTCATCAACTGGAAATAACGGTTTAGCGGTGGCGCGAGGAACAAATGTAAAGGTCAGAGGAGGTATGGGATCTATCTTGGTTATAGCAGAGGAGCAAGAAAGCTCGTACGATTTTTCCGATTGGAAAGCTGTTGTAGTTGACGGCAAGAATATCAAGGCTGATACTTGGTATAGATTAGTAAACGGCGAATTTGTTGAGGTGGAAGATTAACTTACAATAATATATTATGATTAAAAAACTATTACAGAAGTATCAAACGTACAGGGATAAAAAGTTCCTTGCACGCTTGGAGAGAGTGTTAAACAATAATGTGGTGGGCGCAAACTTATTTATAGAAAAAAATATATTTTCACTCAGGGGATTTTACATGTATTTTCCTAAAGGCGCAGTGGCGGATTTGCTAAACAAAATTCCTCCAAGTCTTGTCGAAGAACGTCTTCGTTCAGGATATTACGAGAAACGAGAGACTCCGCAATCAGGTTTAGACTTTTAGAATAATAAAAACAATTATTTCCTACGGAAGCATTTATCTTGTATTTTCCTGAAAGGCTGTTTATTAGCTCTCTTTGAAAAATAAAGTTCCCTGCATCTTGTTTTCCTCTGCATGGAATGTTAAGCTGTTTGCAGATTGAGATAGTTAGACCAATTACTTCTTCAGGGCAGTAGATTGATGTTTTTATAAACTCTTTCATAAGTTATAATTTTTAGAATTTGACGAAACAAAAGTAACAACAAAAAGGAGCATATCCAACAGTTATAATGACAAGTTAGAATTTGACACTCAACCTTTCATTAGGATGTGCTCCTTTCAAAATTTGGGTAAAACAAAAAGAAATGAAACAGACAATAGAAGAAGCGGCAATGAACTTTGCCAATTATGAATCCAATAATTTAGATAAACTGCCTTTTAAGGTAAAAAATGTGGTCGATTATGACAATGGACTGACGAGGGGTTTTAAGGCTGGTGCCGAATGGCAGTCAAAGCAAGCAATCGAAATTCTCTCTTCCGTATTGGAGAATTGGGTACATGGCGGTGATGCGGATTGTATTATTGCTGAGTTTGAAGAAAAATTAAAAAATAACGTATGGAACATACAACAAAAACAGCAGAAGGGCATCTCCTCTTTCGATGAGATACTCGAAGCAAGCAAGGATGTACTGGAACGGATTAAACAGAAAGGAGATTGATATGAAACCTATATTAAACACTGAAGACATTAGGAAACTAAAGACAGATGAAAGATTGATTGAATGCCTGAATGGTGGAGTGAATTATTATCGGTTCTTGTGTTTTCATCCAAGAAACGATAAGTATGTGATTCTATTGAATTGTTATGAGCAACCAGTAAGATTTTATGCCGACAGTGTTGTAGACCGATTCTATACGGATTACACAACTCGCGATATAATTACTTATTGTAGAGATTATGCTTTGGAACAAATTAAGTTCTATGAGCAGGAACTATCCGAATTTGATAAGGAGAAAGGAATGATAAATGAAATATCCTAAAGTAAAGAAAAAGCAAAAGATTGAAAGGGTTTGTTACAACTGTAAGCATTATTATAAATGCACTGACAGATTTAACAGAGATACTATAAACTGTGATAAATTCAAATTTAATGCTTTATGCAAAAGCGTTTAAAAAGGAGATTTGATATGAAATTAAGACAAGCAAGAAAAATAATGAAGAACATCCGTTTAAATCCTCGTATGGAATCATTATATGGAATTGGACGTGCAATGAAAGCAAATGCTATTTGTATTCATCACTATGCGCAAGTTGACAGACGTATTAAATACATTAATATCATTGCGAACCAAGACCCGTTATTGGCACTTAAATTAATAGCAAAAGATAAACGTACTAAGGAGAAAGGAGAACTGTATGGCGGTAAGAATAATTAAAGACTCTAACAAAAAAAGGTCGATTTATTTCCGTAGTTGCCACCTATGTGGATGCGAATTTGAGTTCGAGAAAGAAGATGTGAAAGAGGAAATTTTCGATCAAAGAGAAGGATGCAATGTATTGTTTGTTACTTGCCCATGTTGTGGTAGCGATATTGGATGGATGTAGAGAGAAAATAATAAGGTATGAACAATGATATGGAATTATGAAATCAAAACAAGTATTATCAATAGATCAGATGAAGCACCTGCGGGAGCTTGGCTTGGATACGAGTGATGCAAGTATGCACTGGCAGTTTTTGCCTACGGTTGAATCTTTTTTCAATGGAGTGCTCGCCTTAGAGGAAAGGCCTACTCTCTTCGTTTCTCAATCGAATATGAAACATGAATACCCTGCTTACACCTTGCAGGACATTCTCTACAAGCTGCCTCCAATAATTGAAGAGGTTTATTGGCTTACATTAGAAGCCATGGATAAGCAAAAGAATGAATGGAATATTAAATATGCTCGTATAATTTCAGAACATGAATGTGCAAGTTTTAGATCAGAAAACCTTATTGATGCAGCCTACGAGATGTTTTGCTGGTGCGTTGAAAATGGATATATCGGAAAGGAGGGTAAACAATGAAAGGAAAAACTAACGTTGGAGTTGTAATCTCCGAAACAGAAACGCTTGCTGCTGGTACAGAAGTCGAAATCGTAGATGTTCGCTACGGATGTGAGACTTATTATATATGTATAATACCGTCAGGAGCACAAATTCCGATTGATGCTCGTATTGTTGACATAACAGACCATACTTCATATATTGATTGGGAGCAGAGACGTTATGAACTTGTGAAAGTTATTACACATGGGCTTTCATGCGCTCCGGTTGTTAAAGGAGTAGACCCAAATCCTACACCTGATGACTTTGCGTACATAGTTGTAAGAAATGCGGATGCGATAATAAAGAAGCTGAAAGGAGAATAATCATGGAGAAAGATTGTGCCTCATGCCTGTATGGAAAGTATATTTAGATAGCGGAGGTGTGGCAGTGATATATTGCAGGTTGTATAGAAATAGTTATCCAATCTCACATTTCTGCAATCGGTTCAAAAAGATAAAAGATGCAGACTAAAAGCCAGCATCTTTTTCAGAGTTTAAATATAACTTTCGCACGGTTCTATTTATTTAGAACTCTACGGCAAAGATAGTAATAATAAAGATTAGAAACAAATAATTGTCATGGATATAAAAGAAGTAAAAAACAAGAAAGAGAAAGCTGAAATGGAAATAGCTCATATTTTAGAAAATCTTGAGGCTGAAATAGGTTTAGAAGTCAATAATATGATTTATATACGCAGGGAAAGTGAAAAATCTACGTTATCTGCTTTGCCTGTAAGAATAAAAACAAACATAATCTTGACGTTTTAATTATGGAAGTAAAGAACGGAATAATAATAGACGGGGTGCTGCATGAAGCGGCGAACTATAATAAAGGTAGTGATTGTGATACATGTTCTCTTCGTAAAGAATGTGATAAATTTGAAAGACATTGTAATGAATGGCTTTGTAAGTTTTTGGATTGTTGGTATTTTATCAATCGTGGCAAAGTAACTGTTACACCTTATCGTGAAATACCTAAAAACATTGGAGAAATAGTCAAAATAGACAGGGAGGAATAACTATGGGATTTACAACACCAGCGTTTATACGTAAAAACACACCGGAATTAAGGAAAAAGTTGGAAAAATTAGGATACAACCATTCTACTGATGTAATCGAAGATGAAAGATTTTGTATTGCTACATCACCAGTTAACTGCAATTATCATGTTATTCTTAAAGAAGTTTTTGATGATACAAATCCTCATCACACATGGAACTGTGCTGGAAGAATTGATTGTGGTACTAACGAGGAACTTTTCATTGTAATTGCTGCATTGAGAGATGATACAGACAACAACCAACTGTTCACCAACGGTAGAGGCTATTGGGGAATATATCGTGATAATTGCAAAGAAGGTGGTTTATCTGGAATGAATTTCTTTGGGATACCAAACGACTTTGATTTATCTAATTATCATAAGGCTACCGTAGACGAACTGATTGAATATTTTAAAGAAATGGAGAAATAACCATGCGTAGAATGGCTTATTTCGGGACATACGGATGTCCCGGACATTATTTTAAAGCAATTTTCGGAGAGTTTTCCTCTCAAGAGGAAGAAGACCTTAGTAAAATAGATGAAGACTTTCAATTATTCGGTTTTTCCGGCTTTGGTTTTTTCTGGTACAAGGGGTATGGATGCCTTTCTTTCTCTGCAAGTCCGGATGATAATCGTTCCGGAAGTAAGACTGTGTTTTTTGTTGAGTGCGCCTATTTTAAAAAAGAAGTATTAGAGGCTTTGGAAAGAGCTCCGTTTGTGAAAAAACAATTCTATAAGTTAGCCGATATTTATGGTGTAGAAATACCTAAAATAAAAGATTATGAATGATATAAAACTATCACTCCGGCAAATAGAAAAAATGGAACATGCTATCGGATTTGGTTACGAAAATATGAAAAAAAGAAAATATTGTGCTTATCGTAACAGATATATTGTTTCTAAACCGGATAATGATTGGGAAGAGTTAGTAGCTGTTGGATATGCTACTAAGCGAGAGTTTGAGATTGAAAAACAAATTGCATACTATGTTTCTGAACTTGGAATGAAATATTTAGGAGTATTGTTTGGATGTATAATAACAGAAAATGAGTAGCCATGACCGAAGAACTTGTAACATTAGAGACAGCGAAGATACTGAGAGAGAAAGGGTTTAATGAGTGTAGAAATGTTGTTGATATTAGCAATATGTCAAACGATGATTTACCAAAACGATGCTTTTCTCAGCCTACACAATCCATTGCTCAAAAGTGGCTGCGTGAAACCAAGAAGCTACACGTTGAAGTATCCTATATGTATGGAGACTATTGGACATATGATATACTGACAATTCCGGAACATGACTTGGTAGGATTATCCGACAGGCCTTTGGTCCGTTATAAAAGCTACGAAGAAGCACTCGAAGCCGGGATTTTTGAAGCATTAAAACTTATATGATTATGGGAAGATTTATATATATACTGGTTTCTATCATTATATCATATCTAATTTGTGTATATGAGTATAATACGTGGAATTTCATAGCCGGGTTAGAGCCTTCACTATCTTGCGAAAGATTAGCCAAATGCGCCTTTTATTTCGTGATATGGTATTGGGTTGCGAAAGCTGTTGATTTGTTTAATGATTAATATGATTATGGCTAAGAAAATAATGTTTAATGATAAATACAGCTTAACCCAAGCCGTATTGGAAGGTCGGAAGACTACGACAAGGAGAATTGTGACAGATAAAAAGTTACACTATTGGAAATGTAGTTGTCCTGATATGGTAATAGTCAGAGTTCCTGAATCACAAAAACTAAAAACTGATGATAATAATACTTATTTTGGCATAAAGGACAAAATATCATCCGAATATTATTGTGATACTATTACCTCTCCGTACAAGGTTGGCGAAGTTGTTGCCATTGCGCAAAGCTATGGCGATTGTGGTAATATGCCTGATTACGAATTGGACGAAGATGGCTATCCTATAATGCCAAAGAGAAGCGGATTTTTTAATAAAATGTTTGTCCGCGCTGACCTCATGCCCCATCACATCCGTATTACCAACATCAAGATAGAACGGTTGCAAAACATTTCCGATGAAGATTGCTTTAAGGAAGGAATTTATAAAGGACAATGCGGAAGTGCAGATACACATTTTATGGATGTTTATTATTACAAAGGAGACATTCAACCTTATTGCACTCCTCGTGAAGCCTTTGCCGTCCTTATAGATAAAATATCCGGCAAAGGAACATGGAGTTCCAACCCTTATGTTTTCGTTTACGAATTTGAATTAGTTGATTAACCATGAATAGAAACGAATACCGGGAACGCTGCAAACATTACAGCCATTACAGCGGGCAGTGTTATAAGAAGTCGTTCATATCAGGTATAGCAAACAATGTGCATGTGAATATGAAATGTGACGGTAAATGTCCTCGCATGAGGAATTACGATAAGAGAAACGGAATATTAATTGATAAAGAAATAACAGATTAATCTAAATGAATGCACTAAAACGCTTTATATTTGTAATATTGTTTATGCCTATATGTACTATAAATGCTATCTATGATACTATGATGTTTATAGTCAAAGGCGACAATCACGAATGGTTTGTAATGCTTAATTGGCTGAGTAATAAATTAATAGATAATTGATATGGAAAAAATCAAATGTATAACTTTCGATAAAGCAGCACAAGATGTTTTGTCGGAACAAATCAAGGCTAAGATGAAAGCTAATATGAGCAAAGCCAGACGGGAAGAATACAAAAAGCTGTGTTATAACTTTGAGTATAAGTTTGGAGAATATATACCCAGTTGCGCATTAAAGTCTGGAGAATGTGATGAAGATTGTGAATACATGAGAAACTTTAAAAATAGTAAACATGAATTTAAATAAATTGCGCGATCGCGCCTATAAAACCGCCTGTGAACATGGTTTTCATGATGAAGAATTGAGTAACGAACATTGCCTCTGTCTTGTCATATCCGAGCTTATGGAAGCAGTGGAAGCAGATAGAAAAGGGAAATACTTCAAAGGTATATTGACTTTTGAGCGTGAGTTTAACCGTTATTCCGCATTAGTGGAAGAAGAAAAACGATTTAAGTGCTCGTTTGAAAGACACGTCAAAGATACAGTTCCTGATGAGCTTACCGATGCCGTTATCCGCCTGCTTGATTTGTGCGGACTGCGTGAAATTAAGTTGGAGAATGACTGTTTGGATGATGAAGTGCTTGAAGAATATTCGCACATATTCATTGGCAAAACATTTACAGAGTCTATTTTCAATATTACTAAAAATCTTATTGATAGAGATATATCCTACTCTCTAATTAAGATTTTCGGGCTTGCCAAGCATCTTGACATAGATTTGCTCTGGCACATTGAGCAGAAACAAAGATATAACGAATTAATACCATATAAACATGGAAAGAAATATTGATATTAAAAAATACTATTACTATACTTATCGATCCAAATCAGGTGGAATATGCTGCGATGTATGCTCGATTGAAGATGGTGATTTTGATTTAAATCGCATGATACGTGATTTGTATAAAGATTACGGGTGCGTGTGTATAATCACTTTTTGGAAAGAAATATCCAAAGAAGAACACGAAGGGTTAATGGAGTTCTGTGATAAAGTTAATAAGGAGGGATAGTTATGTTGCGTGAAATAAAATTCGGAGGGAAAAGCATATACGATGTAGAATGGCTATACGGCTCCCTCATTAAGATTGAAGAGGACAGATATGCTATCATTCCGGATTTGAATGATATAGAAATTGGGAATAGCATCGGTATATATGAAGTTGACCCTATAACCATTGGCCAGTTCACCGGACTTCGCGATAAAAACGGAATAGAGATTTACGAAGGCGACATTATTCGGTGGAGAAGAGATGGTAAGCTGTATCTTGTTAAGTTCTACGCAGGAATGTTCTATGCTTCCGTTGAAGAGCTTAATAAAGAAGTTTACGGAGGATTCCCGCTTCATGTTTTAACTGTAGACGAAGAAGATGGGTATAAGTGCGAGGTTTGCGGTAATATTTATGATAATTCGGAGTTGTTGAAAGGAGGTAAGTAATGAAGCATATATTTTTTTTATTTGTAGGAATTTTGGCTTTATACGAAATCATGAAAGCCTTAAACTGTAAGAGGGTTTATTCTCGTACATACGAATATATACATTCTCCCAAAAAAGATAAGAATACATATTTTAAAAAGCACCCCATGCTTCTTTTAATGAGCGTTTTGGATCTTTTTGAGTGGATGACATTAATGGCAGGACTAATGACAAGTCAATGGGTTTTATTTTTGGCGGTGATGGCTTTGTCTTTATCAAGATTCTACCGCCTCGGTAGTTGGGCCGTATGTATAGACTGTATTATTACTGTGGCTATTTACTTGTTTGCTATTATTAATACTTATCATTTACATATAGAATTATGAATAAACTGGAACACGTAGCTATCATTGATTTCTGCTACTGGAAATTGAATAAACTCAACGAGCAGCTTTCCAAGCGAAAATCAAACATAGAAATATTGGTTGACAGCGCCTGCGGTTATAATGAAGTGGAAGAAGCGAGAAAGGAGTGTATTTCCCTTTTGGAGCAAATTATAGAAAGCAAGAAAGCTATCGGTGCGGATTATTCGGGAGATAGCAAGTTCCTTGATAAGCTGAAAAGTAAAGAAATATACGAGTAAAAAAAGGGATGCCTGTACATCCCCTTAAAACAGCATTACGCCACTTTCTTACTATCTACCAAGAAAGAAAAGTATTTGGAATGTTTTGGATATATCCGCTTACCGTTCCTTATGATATACCGACAGAAAATACGAGTTTTACCGTTTTCATTTTGCATTTGATTTTTCACAATAACACCTCCTCTCCGTTTTGCCTACTAACCTGTATTAGCAAGCTTTAAGCTACACCCTGTCAAGTGCAACTAAAAAAGCCCAAAGTTACAGGACATTGGGCTTAAATGTCTTTTCTCAATGAGAACGGACAAGAAAGGTGACGAATGACAGTTCGTCGGGTTGGAGGTGTTAATGCTCCAAATCAAATGCGGTACAAATATAGGTTTTAGCCTACAAGTAAGGAACTTTATTAACGATTTTAATAGTCAAATTAACACATGAGTAAACTCTACAAAGCAACCATTTTCGGCAAGCCGTTCATGCTTGGATGGTTCAGCCATGCGGACAAATGGTATCATAGAATTGGAATAATATATTGAGACAATGAGAGCAACCGAAAAGAAACTAAGAGACAGACACGCCCGTCTGCCTGAGCAATATAAGAAAGTAGACACGACAGTCAACGGGGATGCGGAAAACCTGATAGAGGAGCGCAAACAGCTTGAAAAGAACTTGGTTCCTCTGCGCCTTAGCAATACTACCGTTATCTACGTAACAAAGGATAAGCAAAACGAAGCGTATGCAGCAGTGGCGCGTAAACGAATGGGAATAGCCGAACCGAGGAAAGTATTCGTTGATCCTCTCTCACAGGAGAACATTACAAAGATGTACAAGGAGGACGGCATATCTCCCCGTAGAATAGCCGAAATATTGAATGTAAGCGTCAGGACGGTGTATCTAAGATTAGCCAAATACGGGCTTACAAAAGTGAAATGCAGATAATTAAAACTTGTAATTATGAAAGATATTAAAAGAAAATACAGTTTCTCTGATATAGAGTTTAAGCCTTACTTCACAGAGGAAGAGGTAAATTTTATCAAAAAAATAAGATTGACGAGTGATGCTGATAAGTACATGCAAGGAGTGGTTGAGTTTGAGAATGGTTATGGCATCAGCGCGCTTTTAGGAGGGCGGCCGTTTCAGTCAAACGGGAAAGACACATACGAGGTGTCTGTTACCTATGACGGCCATATAATCAATCGAGATAACGATGAGTGGGTAGAATGCTTCTTAAACCGCTATGAAGTTGAGAAGCTGATGAATAATGTTGCCGGGCTTAATCCTATTGTTGTTGATTCGTTCGACAAAGGCGATTACCTGGTGTATAATTTTGATAAATATCATACATATATAGCCAGTTCGGGAAGAGAAAACATTAGATTGTTTGGTTCTTTTTACGAAACAAGAAAAGCCACCTATGAAGAAAGAGAGAAGATATTCGAGAGATTGAACGAATTATTAACAGTAAACAAAAGCAATGGAAGATAATACATTAGACCAAAACCTTTATACCACCGCAATGAAAGAAGCGCTAAAGGTGGAGTTCTTGGAAAGCAACGAAGAGATTAAACTATATGCCGCCTCGCTGTATAATGCGATGATATGGGGTAGAAATCATACGGTTAAAGTAAAATATTAAGTTGCGTTATAGAAAAAGGGTGTATATTTGCAGCGTTACGGTTGAGAGGGCGGCTTCGGTCGCTCTTTTCTTTTCTTCCATGTTAAGCCCTCCGATATTTAAAGATTATCTGATCTTTAACAGCTTCATCAATAGCATCGGCTTCATAGAGGATTCTACTACCTACACGTTTGGCAACTATAAATCCGTCTTTGGTAAGCCTTGCCAATGTTGGCAAAGTAACATGGAGTAAATCGGCTGTTTCTTTACGGGTGTAGAACTTAGGTTCTTTCTTTGCAGTGGCTATCAATACACTTTCAGTCACTCGATCTACAATAGCATCTATAAATGGAGCAAAGAAACTCATTATAACTGCTTGCTGAGTTGAATTTAATTCTTTCATAACGATATTCTTTTAAATTGTTATGAAGTTAGGTTGTGCACGTCCTTATCTTCAACCGCAAAGTTATACTGTGGTGATTGTGGTGTAACTGTGGTGCAACAGTGATATTTCTACATTTAGGTAAAAAAAATAACGCACCAATACGCTGTGTATCAATGTTTTACATAAACAGGAATAAAAAAGGCTGTGGTGTGGTTGTGGTGCGACTGTGGCATTTCTACATTTAGGTAAAAAAATAGCGCATCAATACGGGTGAGTACGGAGCTATTTAAAAGTAATATGAGCACCATATACATACTGTATAGGGCACTGGAGGATGTGAAAGAATTAGAGACACAGGGTTAACACCCTTGCCAACACAGCAAGCGGCACAATCCAATCAACAAAACGCTCGAAGCGCTCTAAACGTTCCATTGAAGAACCCTGAACAGGCGGCAGAAGTCATAGTACATCATGCCGTCTGCTTGGTCTATTAATATGTCTATCATGTTACGCATAAGCATATAGATATACAATGTGCCGTATTTGGATACCGCCCGGACACAAAAAAAGGCGGTGAAACCGTTTGGATTACCGCCTAAATCATAGAACAACTCTTTTAAATGTCATTTATCAAATATATCAAAATACTTCTTTAACATATAAATTCGCCCTCTTCTTCCTCCAGTAACTTCGGATAGTATTCCGCATTTTTCCATACTTGAAATTAAAGTATATGCAGAAGCACTACTAATTCCTGTTATATTTGCGACCATATTGGCATCTGTAACAGGAAGTTTGTATAGTTCAGTAACAACTTTCAACGCGTTTGCAGATCTGCTTCCTAACGATTTTATTTTTTCTTCATTTTCTTTTTGAAGCAATAGTATTTCTTCAAAAGTCCTAACACCATTCTCTGCTGTTTTAACAATCCCTGTAAGGAAAAACTTAAACCAGCCAGATATATCGTTATTTTCTCTTGCTTGCATAAGACTGGCATAATAAGAGTTCCGATGCTTTTCAAGATAATCGGACAGATATAAAATAGGTCTTTTTAAAATACCTTTGCTTACCAAATATAAGGTAATCATCAGTCTTCCAGTCCGCCCATTCCCGTCAAGAAAAGGATGTATCGTTTCAAATTGATAATGTATCAAAGCTATTTTAAGCAGCTCAGGAAAGAATATCTTATCGTTATGTGCAAATTTTTCTATATCTTCCATTAAATCTGGTATAGACGAATGGATAGGTGGAACGAATATAGCATCATTTATATTTGAACCTCCTATCCAATTTTGGCTTCTTCTAAATTCTCCAGGTTGCTTATGTTCTCCTCTTACGCCTTGCAAAAGAATTTTATGAACGTTTCTTATCAATCTGGAAGAAAAAGGCAATTCATCCAATAACTTAATAGCTTCATTCATGGCATTGATGTAGTTATGAACTTCTACCCAGTCATCTCTTTTGTCAAGGGGAACATCTTCTTTAGACATGATGGCTTCTTCCATATTGGTTTGCGTTCCTTCTATTTTAGATGATTGCGTGGCTTCTTTCATTACATGCATGCTAATAAACAGGTCAATATTAGGAATATGTTCGGAATACATATCTAATCTTCCGAGCATCCTATCAGCTTTGCTCAACAAAGTAACTACCTCCATATCAGAAATATCCCAAGCCTTATTTATAAAATTAGGCTGGAAGCTACTATAATACCCTTGATTTATATAAGTACCTGATTTAAAACTCTTCATATTTGCTATTTTAATCTTGATGGCAAAATTAAAATAAAGTTTTTCCTATTCCAAATTTTCCCGAAAAATTAAAATAGCGCATCGCTCTATTATAGAAATAATCGAAAAATTAAAATAAGCGGTAATCCCAACATGTCAAAGAACGTCATAAGGTGCAATAAGATGCAGCTTTATGTTGTAAACAACTCCTTTAATTCAAGAAAATCAGCGGAAGTGATCTTCACCTTTCCGAGGTTTCCCACCACCATATCAAGCAACGGGTTATGAGGAAGTTCAGCCACAATCTCGCCTTTTCCTACGACTATCGGTATCATGCCGATTTTGTATTCTTGAATATCCATTTCCTTGAACATGTCAACGAACATATCAATAGCAACATCCGTATCTATTGTTCCGTTCTCGTCCGTAATGAACAGCAGGGAGTTGTCTATCATGCCGTTTAGCTTTCCGTCAGCCTTTGAAAGATAATTATTCAAACCCCGTTTCAGCAATACCTTTGTTTGCGGCTTATTAGGAAAAAGCTCGTCTATCCGATATTCAACCCATTCTTGAATGGCGGTTTTAAAATCTCCCTTGAATTTATTTATGTCAGTTGCCTTCATTTCTTCGTCCCTTTCTTAGATTGTTCACTTTTCATTTTCTTATATTCAGCATAAGTCATGTCTGAATACTTTTCTTTGTATTCTTTGAAATCGTCCAGTTCGGCATCTGCTTCCTTTTGCGCCGATTTCCTTAACCGCTTCAATAGGGTAAGGTGATTGTCAAGCGCATCCTTTCCGGCTTGGCTCTGTTCAACTACTGGACGCATCATTGCCATGTATTGTTCATTCAATATCATGGTAATATGATTACTGCTTTCCTGAAACTCCTCTGTGGAAGCAATAATCTCACGTTCTTTTTCCGTCATTCCGTCCCATAGAGCATCTACCTCATCCCATACTGGAGACTGGCTTTTATTTTGTTGCGTAGGCTGTTGGGCTATATGTTGCTCATACATCCTTTTCTGCATCTCTACTTGCTGCTGGGCCTGTTGCAACTCCGCTATCTTGGAATCAAAGCTACTACCGCCTAATATAGGGTCATTTAAGAATATATTGTTCATAATTTCATTAGTCAGTGGTCGATAATTGGAAAGTGGAAAGTATGCCCGTAGGCATACCCTCCACTGACCGTTTACTTTTTGCGCTTGGTCTTGCGCTTTGGCTTTTTAGGCTGTGGGAGCCGGATTGCTGCCGGGGCAACAACCACATCTCTGACTGGGAAACCCGGTCACAGTAGGAGTGCTCGGCAAAGTTACAACACCCTTGATGTTACGACAGTCAAGTCTATCTGTATGGTTGATAGACGCAGTGAACGCCTTGTCGATCTCACACATGATAAGCTTGTCTTGGTAAGGACGGATAGCAGCACCTACTGCAACTTCCTTTTCAAGTCCGCTGATACGGGCGTTAAGCTCGTCGAATCCGTCACGCTGGCCCTTATACAAGCTAAATGCTGCGTTATTCAACTTGTCTGTCTGAACATCATAGAGGTCGCGCATGGACTTGTACAGCCCGAAGTCTCCGTCTACCTGTGACTTCCACAAACCGAACTTTTCAGCGACATCCGTATCACGATGCTGGTACATCAGATTCAGAGTGTTCATCTTCAAACCCCACATCTCGTTAGTAAGCGCCAACTGGGCTTCACATGAATGTGAATAAGCACCGAACGCGGTAGGAGCCGCGCCGTTACGCCCTGCGATAGCATCACTTACTGTGTTGATGTTTACGTTCTCAGGCATATTGCCACCGAACCCGAAACCACCACGACCGCGGCCCCAAATGGCAGCTGCGCCCAATGCAGTACCTATGATACCTGTTGCGAGTGCTGCATTACCAACGCCTTTTGAAGCATATTCCTTACGATTTTCATCGTGAACATACTCCTTTTCCTTGATAATTTGTTTTACTTCTGCTTCCATAATAACTATTTTTGGAATTACAGCCACTATTGACTGCTCAGCAAAGGACAGGATAAGTCGTTTGTTAATCAAATAGTTATTTGTAAGCTGTTTGTAAGTTGCTTGTTTGTTTCTTGTAAGAACAAATCAACACTCATTTTCTGTTTTCTGCGAATAAAGCCGTTCTTTAACGAGTTAATACGCTGCTGGCTCATGCCTGAATACTTCTCTATCATCTTTTCTGTGAATCCGGCCCTTATAAGCCAGTCTACAAGGATAGACCGGGCATCTACGTACTTCTCCTCATGCGAGGTAAGGAACTTGTCTAATTCAATGTCTGCAATCTCACAGACTGCCTTTTCCGCTTTCTCGTAAATTCTTTTTAATTTCTCCATTTCAAAAAAATATTAGGGTTATACAAAAACAAAACATCACGAAAACCGTTAATAGCTTAATGAAAGCCCTTAAACAGTCCTCGTGATGTTTGCCCGTTGCGGATTGGTAGTCAGTACGGGTTGGGGCTTTCTTTCTACTCTAAGCCCCGAAAGAGAGTCAGCTAAAGCCAACTTCTACACTTATTTCTTTTTTATCCTTATGGCAAGCCAAATAACGGCCAATGCAACACATGCAATATTTAGCATCATGCTCGCACCTCCGTAATTGATTTTAAACCGTTCCCACCATGATAGTTTTCTTTCCACAGGATAAGGCTTTGGCACTTCAATTCTTCTTATCTTTTCAATGAAGTAAGGTATCTTGACCGTCACCGTAGATTGGGGATAGATGCCTAATGAGTGGTTCAATATCCCCTTATTCCAAGACGCATAACTATAAGCATACGGGTTATGCAGGAATGACACAGTATCGGCAACAGACACGCTGTCTTTGTAAGGTATTAGCTTTTCCTGAAACGTTGTATCATGGTAGACTATACTGTCAAGCACTTTTGTTTCAACAGGCACATAGACCGTCCTCGTTCGGCACGAAGCAAACACGAACACCAGCAGCATAGCCAGCAATCCAACAGACGCCCAAAACAATAGCTTTCTTAGTTCTTTCATGGCAAATAGTTTATAAGTTACGAAATAGAGGAATCTTCATTTTTCCACTCCCTGCTATTCAGGACGCTACCAAGTTCTTTACTGTTATGTTCGTAAACCGTTAGTTTATCCTCGTCAGTCAACACAGGATGCACAAAGTCATAATGAAGAATAACCTTACTTCCGTTCACACTCTTACGCGCATGCTCAGGTACTACTATTCCCTTTTGCAAACACCATTCTACTGTTACAATTACATATTTCATCCGTTTAATCTTTTAGTCCAAATTTCATTTAACTTTATCTTCTCTTGCTCTATTTCATCAGGAGTGAGAGATTTATCGTAGAGGGCGAAGTAGTAGATAGCAACATTAGAAAACTCCTGACATCTACCTAAACTTAGATTATATGCATTCGCTCCTAAACTCAAAATATTTGTATCTGATGCGTCTCCTGCTATGATATTTCTATCATTATAGGCGGTCTTACTTTGATATATTATTTGATTTGAGTTAAACGAATCAACTGCATTATCTTTTCCAAAAGAATATAAAGCCTTACTACCATTAGCAGTAACTCTTTCAATAACAAAAGCGCCAAAATTTCCTATATCATCAGGATAAGTACGTTTGGAAGCAACGGCAGAAGAGTTGTTTATATTAACAATCTGTCTCCTGCATATCACTGTATAGTCCGTTTGTATCGGCATATTGTCACATACAGCATAATCATCTACACCATCGAATACAAGAGAACCTTCATAAGAAGAAGCCGCTTTTCCTTCGTCATTTCCGCCACTGTGGTCTACACTTCCACCAAACCCGCTATTAGAAGTAAACGCAAAGTTCTTCAGTACAAGTTCATGCCCCCTTGTACCCTTTATCGAAGCAGGAGGATTATCATTGCTGTATCCTGACATAAACCAAGCGTCAACAAGGGACTTGTGAAACAAATTCCCCGAACCCTTAGCGCTTGCAGAACCGACACCCGGCAGACGTATGGTGTCAATGCCGATGCTCTGAATTGCGACCTTGTTTAGTTCGATATTATTCATTGCCCTATTTTTTTAGCCTCCAACACTTCCGTAAACGATTCAACCGACACATTAACCCCTGCCGGGACATCTACATTGAAAATCAAGTTGGCACTACCGTTGTACGGGCCATAGCCGCCTACGTAGATTGCATCCATGCCGTCAATGTTGGCATAGATATTTAGCGCACCTGCTTCTTGTCTCTTCACCTGTATGGTAACAGGGCCTTCGGATACGAAAGATGCTACGTACTTGTTTTCCTCGTTTTTGCTGAATGATAAATCTGTTGCTGCCATAATGCTTTTATTTAATTGTTAATAATTATCCTTTGAAATATATGACTTTACCCTTTGTTCCGTCATTACGCATATCAAGATGCACCCACGTAACATCCTGCTCCAGCCTTATGGGATACGGAAGAAGTATTTGGTTTGCCTTAATCCAGTTGCGGACCTCAAGATCCGTCATGTCCTTTACATCGAAATCAATGCCCGTACCTTGTATGTGTGCCGATACGTACACTTTCTCAAGCCTTGTTTTTTCTGCAACAAGCTGGCAGACATTGCATCTTAACCCTCGTTGTGTCACATTACCGCCTACCTGCCAATTATTCACATAGATAGGCTTGCCAAGTTTCTCCCTGATAACAAGCAGTGTTTCCAACAGGCGGTTATCGAAGAACTGCCAAGCGTTATTACCGTACTTCTCGTACACGTGTCGGCATACAAGTTCCTGAATGTCGAAGTAGTCTTTAATATTCATTTCTTTTCCTCCTCGTTTTTGGTTATTGCTATATTTGCAAAAAAATCATGTTAAAATACAACTCATTTTTCTATGGATTTATCGACATATCCGGTTCCCTTTATCGAAAGTGTATAAATTATGACATAAAAAGAAAATGGTGCAATAAAAGCAAAGTCAATTAAACTCATTTATTTCCCTCCTTATCTTTCGTTATTATCTCACTAACATCTTCCTTATCAACATTAAAAACCTTTTTGCAGAATATGCCCAAAGCCTTTAATACATTAAAATCATACCCTTTAGGCTTTAATATATTGCTTATAATAGAACAAAACTCTATAAAGCATACAAAGAGACAGGAATATATATCAATGTTCCACTTGTCTCCGGAAGCAATGTTTATCATCACAACCATGCAGACAAAGGCAAAGTAAGTTACCATTTTACCCATAGTACGGCGTATGGCTCCGGAGAAACGTACTTCCTCATTCATTAATAAACTCTTTCTAACTCCAAACGCCAAATCGCAGATAATAACTGAAAATGATACTATCAGCCAAGGTATCATATGCTCCAATGACTGCATAATAAAGCTGCTTGCTATCACCGCGAATCCACCCGGTATGCTTTGGGTAACAATGTTTTCTTTCATTTTATCGTTATGTTTAAAATTCTTCCTATCTTTGTGTCACGTACAAACTGTAAGCGTAAATTTGATTAATCAGGCAGACTTTAGTTATCAAGATTACTGTTCGTATTAAATGGTCTGCCTTGCCCGCCTTATTCGTGAGAACAGGACGAGGTTTTTATAATATATCTTTTAATACGTTTCATTTCGTTTCTATATTAATTTCTTTATCTTTGCAGACAGCATCAATAAACTAACTACTGTGCATCCCCGTTTGGCTCGTGAGAGTGGAACGGGGAATTTGCTTATTTGTTTCATCGTACTATCTGCAAGTTATATTCACTGTCTGAACATCCATAGTTACGAATGAACCTTTATTGTCAGAGGTAGCCTCAAAGACCAAATAAGAAGCGGTGCCGGACCTTAACAGGCTGCTGAAAACCAAATAGAACTCCTGATACTGTCCCTCGGTTGAAGAAGGCTCTATATATATCTGACTGATATTCTGCAAAGAACTATTTGCGGGTTGTCCGAACTGGCTGCTTTGATATGTTCCGGCCACAACAGAGCATCTTATTTTTATGGTCCCTTCTCCTGAAGAAGGCGTGAACGATGAGTTTTCAGGAATAATGTACATCCCCTTCGCCTTACGCTCTATCTTCATCCTTACACAAAAATATCTTGTGCCTGAAAAAGAGAAAGTAAGGTCGCTGTCTCTTGAATACCAAGTAGGATTAACCAACGTAAACGCCACATAGGTAAGGCTTGCCCGGCGGCTGAAATAGTTTACTATGCTAATCCTTTTGAAAAACGGAGTATCGCTGCCATTCCATGGAGCTACAATGCCCGTTCCGCCCTCGGCACTTCCACTTGAGCTTATTTTCTGAACACCCATACATACATACAGCGACCGCCCGACAAGCTGGCTTGTATTCTGCATTATCTGCGAAAGCTGGATCTTTATATATTCTGCCCAGTCGGTAACGTTTGCAATATCTTGCCCTGATATTTGTTTGTAAGTCGGAGCGTCCATTACATAAAAAGGCATACCCGTTTCCAAGTAGCATTCAACAACAAACCTATATCCGGAAGATGTCGTAAAAAAGTCCCTGAAATTAAAATCGGACCCCGAATTTATCATGCAAAAAGCAGTGAAGCTATCTTCATCAAACATATTCAGTTCCGACTTATAATTAGTTATGCCTGTTGTAAACGGCTGGACAGCCGCGGTATTGTACCCTTTGAAATCACCAAGTCGGTAAGGCTCACCCTGTCCGCCTCTCGGAAGCTGATATTCCCAGTTGGGGTAATTTGCTTGAGAAGGGTTTGTGGTAATTTCATAAGCCATTTTATTGAAATACACATATCCCGCCTTCAATGTTGGGGTAACCATTCCCCACATACACCCGTCCGCACGTGTAGGGTCTGTGCTATAATCAAGGTTGAAGTTTGTTGCCTTTCGGTAAGGTTTGTACTTGGCCCACTTGTTGATGTTAGCCCTCGTTTGGAAGAATGTTATCACCTCATTAGTGACACTTCCCCCCGCAGCGTTCAGTACGTCACGTATGTTACCTGCAAGGTTGACATCGGTATTAGGTACAATAGCCATATCATACCTCCTTCCGTATAATGGTGATACCACCAGTAACAGCAATAGACATATCACTGTCACCGTCAATCTCGTAGTCTCCATGTACGACCCTGTCCGCTTCATATAGGCTTTCATCTGCATAACAATTCCAATTAGAGGATTTTACCCCCCCACGCAAGTTGTTGATAACCAATAGATTACCAATAACTAACAAATCAACCTTTACCTTTTTCATGACACAACCCCTTTCTGATTAGTTACTTGAACACATCAAAAACACCCTCTATTGCAGTGCGCAAGATGTACGGATAGTTCTCCGCATACTTCTTCAGGGCTACTGCCTGTTCTTTTGTTACCTTTGACTTGCCTGTTTTGTAGATTTCGCGGGCTACTTCCACCTCGCCCAATTCCTTAGACTGGGAGTATATCACGTTGGCAAACTGCTTAACCAATACGCCAATCTCACCGTCACCGTCTACGAATATCTTAGACTTTGAGCCGTCAATGTTTTCGATTTCTGCTTTGGCAAAGTCAATATCTCTCAACTCTTCTTTTTCTTTCTTTTCTTCCATGATGATTATAGTTTAATGGTTGTACAATTACAATGAAACAGGCTGTGCGGTAGCTATCTTGGCTTTCGTGTCAGCAATAAAGGTGTTGACGGCCGCGGTGATATTGCACTGCTCCTGCTTGTCTCCCACGTTATGGTTGATGCTCAGGTTCTCGTTGCCGTAACTGTTGAAAGTAGCCACCTGTGAGCCGTCTTTCTTCACTGTGCCTGAATTGATATTACCTACAATGCCATTGTTTATCTCGGCATCCGCTTCAATGTCATAGACCTTAGATTCGTCTACGGAGTTATTCACTCTTACTGTTGCTCTCACTAACTTTTCATAAGCCACTTTTTCTGCGGCGGTTGTTGATGTACTCATAACTTTTGTTTTTATTGGTTACTATTCTATTATTATCATATTGTCATTTGCATCTACTTGCATCGATGTGATTTTCATTTGGGAAAGGCCGATTATTCCCAATATCTCTATCCCGGTCTCACGCTCTATGCTGTTTCTCACGCCTGATATGTCGGTAATGAGGAACTGCGGAATATCTTTCCCACCAAACCGCACAAGCGTATTGCAGTAATACACATCTTCCATTTCACCGCCAGCGCCAACAAGAGAGCCGGGGTATTTGCGTCCTCTCACGATGTCGAACTTCTTTACCTTGTCCTCGGCAATAAGCCCAACACTCGCACCTGTATCGATAAGGAAGAAACCTTTCTTTCCGTTTACCTCGGCTTCAATGATAAGCCGCTTGTCTGATAATGATTTGAACTGTTTCATGGTCTATTGCATTAATAATTCTGTATATCTACTGTTTGAGATAGTGTTTGTCCATTGATTACGACAGTTACATTCACTTTCTTTGCTCCGTCAAAATTGGATATTTGAGAACCAAGATATGACTTACCGAAACTAAGGTAGGTATCGGCGTTAATGTACTCGTTGTAAGTAAATGTGTTTATAACAGATTCATACTGAGTATATATAGTAACCTTGATATTGGCCGATAATCTACTGTTGGTATTATTGTATATCTTGCAGTTTACAGATATTACCTTTGTTCCGGTGCTAATCTTAGTAGCGCTTAATTCTTTTAATTCTACTGGTGGCGCGTAATTCTTCAATGTAACCTCACCGTATGTGAATGTTAACGGCGTGAAGAAACCGGACGTAGGAGCCGTACTTGAACCTACATCCTTAACGCTCGAAACAAAGAGGAATGATTTATATTTTCCGGCAGCATGGCGAACCCTGTCAAATACGAATATAGCATTACCCGGATAATTGCCTATTGTTGGGTCATCAGCGACAGAAGCGTTACCGGTAGCCATATAAAACTCTGTACTACCAATCTTTAGCAGTCCGAGACATAAATAGCTATTTCTCCAATCACCAACTACATTACCTCCCGAATTAATATAATGGAGATCGGCTAATGTAAGGTTGTATTGCTGAGACGGTTGTACGTTAACAGGAACCGTTATTGAAAAGGCGGTTGTGCTGTCAGCCATCATTACAGAGTCATTATAAGGTAGATATGGTTGTACAGCTTCAGTATAATATCCCCTGAAATCTTCAAGCCTTAGGGGTTCCGAAGTGCCACCGACTGGAGGTATATAGGCAAAATAAGGAGTACCACAATTTCCAGCAAGAGGCGAGCCGTTACGGACATAATCAGCCATGTAGTTGACATTGTCCCAATACGGCACATTAGACAACCCCCAGTTTCTTGAACTGCGCTCATTATCGGTTACGTTAAAGTTTTTCGGGTATTTGAACGGCTTATACTTCGCCCATTCTCTAATATTTGCATCCGCCGTAAAAAAGCTTGGTGCATAATTGATATTAACATTACCCCCTGCATCCCTCAGCACCGCACCGATGTTGTTTGTCAGGTTAATATTGGTATCAGGTATTATTGCCATTATGCTGCCCTCCTTTCCAGTTCGATAATACGGTTTTTCATATCCTCATTCTCGCGTTTTAATCTTTCTATCTCTGTTTCGTGTCTGCCAAAATCCTCTATCAAAAATCTTTGGAAATGCTTTGCCATAGACAGTACGCATGTAGTTGCAAGCACATCATAACTCATTGTGAAGAAGCCCTCATTGTCTGTGTCTGTCACCTGTGGAAGAAACACGCTCCAATACTGGGCGCTCGTTCCTGCTCTGACCTTGCCTTTTTCGTCTGTTTTGAAAGTGTAATCGAAAAGGTCAGCGTTTGACATTACGTCAAGAGGTACGATAATGCTGTTCAGGACGTTCTTCTTTCTTAAGTCGGAGTACATGGTTATTCCGCCATTGGTGAGAAGATTACCCGGGCAAATAGTATTGCCACTTCCATCCAGCAGCGTTAAAGTTCTTGTAACTGATGAAAACGCACCTGTGTATTGCCTTACATAGATAGGCTCTGTGCCGTCATCCGCTGTTGCAATCTCTACCCAGCCTTGATTTGACGAGCCACCGCACCTGATACGGAATAAATCATTATCTGCCATTTGCTGATATAGCAAGTTACGCTCGTTGCCACCTGATAAGTAATCAAACATGATAGTCCCGTTGACTCCAATACCCCCATTGACATGGAGTTTTTGGCTTGGCGATGTAGTGCCTATGCCGACGTTGCCATTTGAAAGAAACGAGGCGATTTCACCGCCGTTTTCTCTCCATATAAAGAACCTATCTGGATAAACTCCTGCAACAAAATGTTCTCCACTACATTGATAGTCTATGGAGCATTCCGACCCGCCACTATTCCTTAATATAATTGGATAAATACCACCTGAATTAACATGAATAGTTCCGTTAACATTCCCCGTCCCGTCAAAAGTCTGTCCCCATAAACTGCGAGGGGTCTCCAATCTAACGGCCTTTTGAACTAAGTAATCGTAAGATACCATATTTAATACCCCTTGATTACCTACGGACGTGGTCGGCTCTACATAGACAGGATAATTACTATCACCGCTAATTTCCGTTCTTTCGTAATACACGTTTATACCTCCGCGATAATCAGTGCATACCGTATATTCGCATCCACCGCCTCTTAGATACACAACAAGCGCACCGACAGAATTACCAGCATGTTCAGCTTTTGATATTAAGTTGGCATATGGCTGTCTAACATATTTTGTAACGATATATCCGCTGTTTCCGTCCCAACCGCTATAACGTCCTTCGTACATGGCCCACATGGATGAAGTGCCATTACCATGATTTCCCGGATAAGAAGGTGTTCTGCTTCCTAAGTTTTTATGTATGGCGATCCTACTGTTCCATGTTTTTGAGTGGTTTATTGTAATAACCACCGGATAGTATGTGTTTGCATCTCCTTCGACACTGATTACCTGCTCGTTTCCCCATGTGGTAAAGGCTTCATTCATGCTTGAGAACATGTCTCGTTTGTTGCCGGCATCCCAAACTTTATACCCATTTTGATATATTGCAGGAGCTTCAAAATATTCTCCCCCTTGTTCTCCGACAAGAATTAGACCTGCTGGAGCACGATAGTTATCATAATCATTATATACCAGCTTAACACCTTGCCCATTTGCTATTTGTTCTCTGAATGTTATACCTATTGAGCCTGAATATGAGGGACGTTCTGATGTGTGAGCGAAAACCAAATTTCCTGTCATCGCATCCCCGATCTTGTTGACGTAGCGGTTATCCAGTTCGCCTGCGTAGTTGCCTGTGTGGAGGACTTTATAATTATTAGACCCTAAAAGAATATTTACGTCTCCACTTACCCAGTCTTGATTAATATCAGTTTTAGCTATTCTTAGGTTACCGTCTCCGTCTGTGGAGTTAATTCCAATTCTATTGGAACCTGCGTTATTAAAACTGATAGCAGACTTGGTTCTTGGAATATATACAAGGTCAATGCTGGAATTTGCATTAAATAACAATTTTCCCGTTATTGTGTCGCCAGCCTTCAAAACATACTTTCCGTCAGCATCCGTTTTCGTATAAGCATCCGTAATCCCATATCCCCCCAGCGTAGTAGGATGAGAGGACAGCTCACCAAACGAATAACTCGGCTTGTTCGGCTGCTTGGCCCAAGAATACACGTCACTTGCCGGCAATGTGGTTGGGTAATTCGGCAATGTAATAAGCTTAGTAGTTTCATCAGGAGAATAGGTTGTTCCGTTAAGGATAATCCCGTCTACCGAACCACCTCCAACACCGCCTATTACGCTTAATACACCACCCTCTTTGGATAATGTGGTTTCATCTATCGGAAGCGCGTCAAGAATGGTTGATGCCGTATGACTGCCTTGTGCAAACATGGTAAGACTACCTGTCAAAATCAAATCACCGTCTAACTCAACCACTCCGTCAGAATGCTTCTTCACAAGTATATCACCGATATTTAAGCCGTTTATGAACGACTTGACACCTGTAATGTCCTGTGCACCTGATTTGGTTACGTAATCGGCTAATAGTCCGGATATGTCGTTTTTGGTGTATGCGTCTGTGATGCCATAGCCTGCAAGGGTGGTGGCCTTATCCGCCTTAACGGAGAGTAATTCAGCTAACGTGCTTGTCTGCGTCTGACCTGCAAGGAATGATTCAAGCTCTTTCCATTTATTGATGATACCGTCAGTATCAGTCCCCTCCAAGAAGTTATCTACCTTAGCGGATAATTGAGACAAGGACGATGAAGTAGCATAACCGCTAAGTGTGTTATTAACCCATTGCTCCGTAGCATAACCGCTTAATGAAGGATAATTAGGCAAGGTGATTATTCCGTCCTCATTAGGAGTGTAAGTATCACCGTTAACCACTATACCATTGGCAGTACCCTTTCCACCTGTCGCGACAAGCTTTCCATCAACCCACTGTATTGTCACACCGTCTATTGGGAGACCTTCGTAGATTGAAGGGACTTGAACGTCTGCGCCTGCGTACATGGTTACTCCGTAGGCGGTAATCAACGGTTTGGTTAAGAACAAGTATTCCTTTCCGTTATCGTCAACCCTCTCTTCAAGATTTCTGTCCCAAACGACTTTGTCAAGCTTCTTTCCGAGAAAATCATCTATCTGATCTCTCGAATAGCTGTCACTTCCATTACCGCCAACTCTTGCAACCTTATCCTTATTTGTTTTTATGAAGATAGCAGGGTCTTCATCTGCATTACATACATATATTTCCCCGTCATTAAGTCCGTCGAGCCCGTTTCCGCCCGGAGTAGATATATTAGGAGCTTTAGCCCTGTTGTTTTCAAGGTCGCTCCCATGCCAATTTATTTTATTTACCCTCTTCTTTATCATACTTCCACTGTTGTTACGTTAGTAAAAGCTGATTTGTCAGCCTTGAACTGCAATAGCTGCCCGTCTGTGGCATTATCAATCACAAATGCCCCATATAATGGCGGAGATGCTGGTTCGGGAGTGCCTCCGATACCGGCAATATCATTATATTGTTGTTCAAGAGCGATCGAGATGTAGAATAATTGGCTTGATTCAATAACCTGTGTAATTTCAGGTACTGAACCCTCGGAACGCACGAATTTCGTCCCGTCAATTTCCACCATTGAAAGGCATAAGATGCGGTTTAAGTGTTTGGCAAACCAATATGGCACGCCTTTTGAGCTTCCGATTGTAAGGGTATAAACATCATACGGGACTGCGTATAACTCCTCTATCTCCTGCATCTGATTGCGGTATTGCTCGTTGCTTATATGAGAAGAGTATCCTTCCGGCTTAAATCCGGCTTCTACCCGGAACTCAAACACCTGTTGAGTATCGTTTATCCAAAATATGTTATCAAAAGCGGAATTATTACTCTTGTGAGAATACCTGATAAGCGTTGTTTCCTCTAATATAATATCAGAGGAGCACACCTCGAATGGCTCTGACGCATTACCATTGACAGTAACCGTATATTTTGCATCATCCAGCCCGCTAAGGACTGCATAATGCATTAATACGTTATCATTTTGATTGTATGTAGAAAGAGATACAGGAGTAGAGGTCTCGGCGACAAGGTTGTTAAGTGTTACTGACACCTCCTCCGAAGCGCTCGCAAACACCTGTATATGGATTTTATCAGAAGTGTGGAACCTCTGAATGTAGTCCATTTCCAGCCCAAACTTATTTTTTATAGGTGAGAAAAAAAGAGGGCAAACATCACCAACCTTTACCATGTCTTTTCGTCCTTTTTACGGTGACGTGCAACTTTACACGTCCTTTGCAAATGTACATACTATTTAGAATAATTCCAAATAAGAACCAATAAATTAAATAAATTATTATCTTTGTATCGCCATGTGATGTTGCATGGAACTCAAAATCAGGACTTATGGCAAACGAATTTGTAATTACAGATGTAGTAAGTAAGGAGGCCTTACAGCAGCTAAAAACATTATCACTTGAGTTTGATTCGGCAAAAGGTAAGTATGTAGAATTTGCAAACACATTAGCGGCAAGCTCAAAGACAAATCCAAGGACTTTTGACGAACTTTCCCAAAAAGCACACGATTATACATCCATTCTTGAAAAACTGAACAAGACACAGGAAAGAATGGAATCCATTCAGACAAAGCAGTTGACCGTATTGCGGCAAATATCCCAGCAGTTTAACTCTATGACAAGTCTTCAAAAGCTAAACATCCTGTTTGAGCAATTTTCTAAAAACGTAAAAAATGCAAGCGATATGCTTGCCGGGCTTTCTTCTTCTTCCAATCAGGTTGCTTCTGCACAGGAAAATGCAGCCAAGAGCACACAGACTGCAAGCGACACGATAAATCAGGCATCCGCTCAACTTCAAGCAGCCAACATGAATTATGCTTCCATAATTGATACAGTACAGGCTTACGATAGTGAAGTGACTAAATTAACAGCTGACACCATAGCCAATAAAGAGGCTATGAAGAAAATACTATCTGATATTCGCGAATTAAACAAATCTTATAAAGCAGGAGAAATTACCTTAACAGAATACATTAACCAATCTTCTTTATTAAAACAAAGGCACGCGGAACTAATAGCACAAAATCAACAGTATTCAGCTTTAATAAAAAATCATTCCACTTATATAATATCCGCTTCCGGTAGTTATAATGAAATGAACGCCGCCATGCTTGAACTGCAAAAAAGGTATAAGGCGTTAAGTGAGGCTGACCGGGAAAGCAGCGTAGGGAAAAACCTTATATCCCAAGCCAATTCTTTGAACAACAAATTAAAAGAGATAGATGCACAATTTGGGAACTATCAAAGAAATGTGGGTAATTATGCGTCCTCATGGAATGGATTAAATGTGCAGACGCAACAATTATTGCGGGAACTACCGTCTCTTACAATGAGCTTCAACCAGTTCTTCCTTGCTATCTCCAATAACTTACCAATGTTTGCGGATGAATTAAGAAGAGCAAACGAAGAATTTAAACGGATGAAAGCTGAAGGATTAACTGCAATTCCTGTTTGGAAACAATTGTTAGGTAGTATCTTTTCTTGGCAGTCTGCACTTGTAATAGGTATAACATTGCTGTCTGCGTATGGTTCGGAGATTGCAAAATGGATAGGAAGTTTGTTTAAGGCAGAAAAAGCAGTTAATGAGGTAGCAAGCGCTGAAACTAATTTAGCAAATGCAAGACGCAAGGGAATTTCTGACAGCATGAAAGAAAGGACAGAACTGGAATTTCTATATAAAGCCACGCAAGACACATCTCGGTCAATGGAAGAAAGAAATGCAGCGGTTGAAGAATTGCAGAAAAAATATCCTTCTTATTTTGGGAATATGTCAAAGGAGTATATTCTGTTGGGGAAAGCAAATGATGAGTATATAAAACTTTCTAAATCTATAATAGAAACAGCAACCGCAAAAGCCAAGATGACAGAAATAGAAAATCTTTCTACAAGAGCATTGGATTTATCAATGAAAGCAGCGGGCAAACTAATGGAAATACGAAAGGCAGAAGCCGAAACAGACTATGTAGACCCTTTTTCAGGGGAAATTATAAAATCCGCTGATAGAGTGGCCCATTTAAGAAAGGAATATGAAGGACTAACTAAAGATCTGCGTGATGTATATTCTGCCCAAATAGCTCTATCGAGAAGTATAAAAATTTCAGATTATACAGAGGGAGACGATAAAGACAAATTTAAGGAATATGCCGAATACATTAAAAAGATAACAGAGGATTTAGCTAAATCAAGGATTGATTTAATTGCTGACGGCAGAAAAAAGGAAATTGCCGAGGTTAGCAAAGAGTATGAAGATAGGATTAAGGAGATAAAAGGTAATTCTGAAAAAGAAATTGAATTAAGGAAAAACCTTGAAACGCTGAAAGGAAAAGCCATTGCGGAAATAAACGATAAATACGACAAGGAGCTTCTTGAAATAGAGAAAGCAAATCTTGAAAACAGATTGGCTTCCATTGGCGATAATTCCAATGAAGAATTAGACAAAAGGCTTAATCTCCAAATCCAACTTAATAATATGATGCGTGATGCTGAAATAAATGATGCGGAGAAGAACGGAAACGATGTCTTGGCAATACGAATGAAGTATATGAAAAGGGAGAACGATTTGATTATGCAAAACCTTGAAGAGAGATTTGGGATGATTGAATCAAATACCGATAGGATGATAGACAGGCAGGAAACAGCCGCTTTGAAAGAAGCTAATTTGCTTAAAAAGCAGTATGCAAATGGGGAAATAGGTAAAGAGGATTACGAAAAACGGCTGTATGACATTGGGGTAAAATATGCTAAGGCCCGTCTTGAAACACTCCTCGCAGAAGCAAAAGCTGAAATGACACTTGTTGATATTAACAGTGAAAAGGCTAAGGAATTACAAGAAAGAATTGATAAAATTCAAGCACAAATAGATCAGCTTAGCTTAGATGATGCCAATAAAAAGCAAGAGGAGTGGATAGACAAGTTCAAGAGCGGGCTATCAGAAATGAATGACGCAGCAAGAGATTCTCTTGGGGAAACAGCCGGAATATTCGAGGGGTTATCTGATATAATGGTGGGTGTAGCAGAGAAAGGAAAATTGACTTTTAAAGGAACGGCAGAGGACGTGAGACAAAGTTTTGGATACCTCTTAAAAAGCGTAGAAAAGATAGTATCAGGCATCACCTCGTTAATGACAGATATATATGACGCCCGGATAGAGAATATTGAAAAAGAACAAGAAGCCAACGATGAAGCATACGACAAGGAGATAGAACGTATAGAATCACTTGAAGAGAACGGAGCTATTTCCACCGAAGAAGCGGAAGCCCGCAAACGTGCTGCCGAGGATAAAACGGCTGCAAAAAACGCAGAACTTGAAAAGAAAAAAGCTGCATTGCAGGAGAAGCAGGCTAAATGGGACAAGGCAAATTCTATTGTTCAGGCGGGGATAGCCACCGCTTTAGCTATAACAAAAGCATTACCTAATTTAGTTCTTGCCGCTTTGGTTGGTGCAATGGGCGCTGCTCAAATTGCTGTTATTGCTGCTCAACCCATTCCCAAATACGCAAAGGGCACAAAGGATCATCCGGGAGGATTGGCTATTGTGGGTGACGGTGGAAAGAAAGAAGGTATCATAACTGATAACGGGTTATTTGTTACGCCCGATAAGCCCACATTGGTAAATCTTCCAGCGCACGCACAGGTAATTCCGGACTTGTCTTATATATATGACAGAGACGGCCTAACATCCGATTATGGCATAATAGAAAAGAAGCTGAAAGATATGCGAGAAAGTGGCATAGTAGTCAATGTAAACAATGATTACAGCAGCCTTGAAAGGGAAATGAAAGGCAATACAAGGCAATTGCAGAACATCGGAAGAATGATGAAAAAAGCTAACCATATCGCAGATTACAATTGGATTTCAAACCGTATATAAACTATTGGATATGATATACAATGATTTAAGTAAAATAGCCCTTTCCCGCTTCATTGACATCTTTCTTGGAGATATTGACAAGGTTGTTCAAGGCGGTTCGCATAGCATAAAGGAAAAGGTTTTGGCTGCCGAGAAGCTATGTAATGAATACTTGTCAATCATAGGCGGTAAATCAGCCGTTGCGCAGATAATCAGGAGAAACGAAGTCCTTAACATTCAAATACGGCTGAACTGTTTTTCCATGTGCGAAAAATTAATCTCTTCCGGGGACTGGGATGTTGTCGTCAGTATTATGGGTGCTTTAGGATACAGGTTCAAAGAAGATGAACATGAAAAGATAACAAACCGGATAAAGAGCGTTTCAGCTTCCGACAATTACAGACTGGCAAAGCTTCAGGAATCGGCCGCAAATTCCGGTAAGGTTAAAATGGATAGGGATTATTTCACGAAGGAAAGGGTTTCTCTCATGTCTCATGTGAAGATGCACATTGATGAGAACACCTTTTCTGCCAAAGAATACGCCTATATGGTTAGACGCATGTGTGACGAGATAGATGCTTTGATTCGTTCAACTTCAAAAAAGAAATAAGATGTATTATAGATGTGAGTTGCTGGTAGGAGGTAATGTACATGATGTAACAAATGACCTTGTCAATTGGGATGATGTAGAGATGTCTTTCAAGAGAAATGACTATGACGGTGTCGTGCGCAGTTTCTCAACCAAATTCGAGTTCTCAGGAGGGGCTTATTCTCTTCTTCTAAGAGAATATCAGTCAAATTATTTAAAGTCATCCGCTACGATTGTGTTTTATGTAAGAAACAATTCGTGGTTGTTGAACGAAAAGTTCAGGTGCGCCTTGGATTACTCCACATTCACATACACCGACATATCATGCGAGATTAATGCGGTTGACAATAGCCTTGCAAGTCTCATCAAGGCGAAAAAAGGCACGCAATATGAATACTTGGTTAGCGAATTGAAGGAGGCGGAACCTTTGTATTATGACAGGCTAATGATGGATAGTGAAGCAAAATGGACTATTCCAAGCAACACAGAAGATGGCAGTATTTGGTATGATATGAAAACTTACCCAAATGCTTATTATTCTATTCCCTTTTATATATTATCATCGGAAATAGCAACAAAAAATGTCGTAGAGGTATTTGATGTGTCCGAAGGGAAAGCCGACTCAACAGAAGCCCTTTTTGGAAACTATCTATTTAAAAATATATCGAATAAGGAAATGACGGTTAGAATAAAGGTAATGTTTGACGTTTCTCTTTCATATCAACTTGTTGGCGTCACTTATCCTATATATATAAGGCTATCTTCTTACAATGAGGAAAAAGGACTTGGCATACTCTATCAGTCAGAACAAATGCAAACATCAAAAATATATACTGTTTATATAGATAGCGATTTCACAATTTCACCGGGAGAAAGGATTATTTTTAATGCCGTTCTTGCTAAATCAGACTTTATATACGAGAATATCCCCGTCTATTTTAATTTTAGAGGTTTCGGTATTCCGTTAAGTATAAATTTCTCTGCACAAGATGCTCCGGTAAACATAGATTGCATCCGTCCAAGTGTATTATTAACCCGCCTATTGAGAACAATTACAGGCGACAATAGCGTAATCGGAGAAATTACCAGTACAACTGATGCACGTTTGGATAAAACAGTAATTGCGCCCGCCGAAAGTATCAGAGGAATACCAAATGCCAAAATCTATACATCCTATACCAAATTCGCAAATTGGATGAGTTCTGTTTTCGGGTTTGTTCCCGTTATAGGCGAGAATAAGGTAACGTTTGTGCATAGGGATGTTCTGTTTCAGGATAAACTGGTGAAAGACCTGAAAGACGATACGGTAGACTTGAATTATAATGTAAGCTCCTCTATGATATATTCCCGGCTAAAAGTAGGATACGACAAACAGGACTACGATAGCGTAAACGGACGTGATGAATTTCATTTCACAAACGAATACACCACTGGAATTACCCTTACAGAGAACGCGAAAGAATTGATAAGCCCATATCGCGCGGATGCATACGGCATAGAATTTCTTGCCGCAAAAAGAGGCGAAGATACAACGGACAATGACAGTGATAGTGATATATTCTTTGTTGGTGCCGCACTTGAGGGAGGAAAGTATAAACTTGTACGAAGCGGATACACCATATCCGGCGTTATATCTCCGTCTACCATGTTTAATGCCATGTATTCGCAACGCTACATGATTGAAGCGAACGCACGCTACCTTGCAGCCTTTGCAGAGCAGCTGTCTTTTACGTCCTCTGACGGCAATAGTGATGTTGAGATTAACGGAGTAAGAGAAACCAACGACATAGCATTAGGTAATAGGCTGTTTACGGTTGGGGAATTATCGGTAGAAACAGGCGATCAGGGAACACCCTCTGATTTATCAGGCTATATACGGATAGAGAAGAACGGGAACGTATATAAAGGATTTGTAAAAAGCGTAAGTTACAATCATGGAAAGGCAAAACCTGTAAAGTATTCGTTGATAGTTAAGAGCGTAGAATGAATATATATAAAAAGCCAGATGTAGTGTCTGGCTTTATTCCAATCAAATGTCATCCTTAAATATCTGTAATGGCTTATACATTCTTCTCGTTGGAGATGATAAATCATTGTTTGTTTGATAGAAAAAATAGTTTCTATTATAAAATTTATTTGTCCTGGGATTATTTAGAGAATCCACCGTAATAAATTGGCATCCAGCCATTTTATAATGACAAAATGTATATACAACAAAATCTATAATTTGTAGTCCTATACCTTTGCTTTGCCAATCTTTTCTAACCCCTAAATGTCCTATATTTATGGCTGGATATGAAGTTTGATTTTCAAATGTAGGTATATATTCATCGCTTATTTTGGAACAGGCCTCTTCTATAAAATCTTTTTTATCATCTTCGCTATCTATTATAACAGCATCATTAGCAAGCGTAAAAATAGCGACAATCTCCCCCGAAATCTTTTCTTTAGCACAATAAGCAGCCAAATAATGATGTTTCATACAGAGAAACACTTCTTTGTGAAAAAAATTGTCAAGTGATTCGTTCCCACATGAAAAAGAAAGAATGTAAGATTTCTCCTCTCCTGATAAATCAGATAAGGAGATTATAGAAATATCAATATCCGAGGATTGGGTTTTTTCCGCCATTGTTAGATATAATCCTTCTTGCAACATTAGTTATCCTTTCTTTTTGCTCTTTAAACAAAGCAAATTCTTTAGAGGAAAAATCCTTAGTTGCATATCTACGAACAAGGGAACGAAATTCTTTAATCTCGTTCTTTGTCATTTTAGGATTTGAATTTGTTTTTATCATAATAATATCTACTTGGTTACGTTTTCCCAAAAAAAATAAAGGCATTTATTGTATAATCATTTTTGTGGTAGCTGAAATGAAGCAACATGAATCACTAACAATTCTTCCTTCCCCTACTATTTCACGCAGCGGGAGATGCTTTACTTCGCTTCTCAACGTCCATCCCAATCTATCACCTTTTGGCTTTATGCGATGCGGATGCTTTGCAGAATATCTTGCTTTCTTATTTTCTATTATACTTCCCATACCACCTTTATTCTATAATATTGTAGAACGACAGAACGAACAACGCAATTTAAACATAACACTACCTAACAATGTTTACTACATTGTTAATAATATTATTTCCGATACAAATTAAAGCAGAAATAGGGATGTAACCAAAACATGAGACGGATTTCTTTGTAATTTAGAAACGGTCTAAATAGATATTTTATTTACCAATCGTCATTTTCATTTCCAACAAGCCCGTTCTTCACTACCTCTTCAATTTTATCCATGATAACATTTGAATAGGCATGAGCCATAACCAAAGCCTTAGAGGATGTTTTTTTTGCTTTGTGCTTATCTTTTTCTACGAATGGATAGCATGTATCAATAGCCCATTTTTCTATATTTGTTTGCGGCCTTTGGGTTCCGTCTGAAAATGCGGATATAATTCCTCCACCTATAACTTTTATAATATTATAATATTGAAGAGTATAAGTAACACGTATTTTAGTGTCTTTTATGTCAACTTTTATAATAGGAGTAATACTCACCTTGTATCGGCTCATTCCTCCTACATGTTCAGCTATGCCATCTACAAATCCTTCTCCAATTATAGTTCCTAATTCCTTATCGTTTAATTTTATTACAGAATTTGCGTCATTAAATGTTGCGGTAAACCAATAATTCAAAATTACATATAATTGTTCTTTAGTGGCTTCTCCACAATCTACTATTTGCGTATAGGTCAAAGAGTTGTTTTTATCAAGGACTAATTGGGATGATAACGTTTCAGCTGCTTCAACCCAGCTGTCTCCATATCTTTCTTTTGCATACTCTTCCAACTCCTCTGCCCTCATAACTTGGGAACTCATAGATACACAATAGCATAAAATAGTCAACAATACCAAAATCTTTTTCATAATAAACACGTTTTAAGTTTTGTTTGCAAAGTAACTTTAAATAAACCGTTTTGACAATATATTTGGCATAAATCTTCACAATTTAGAATGATTATAAATATTTAATCATGAATTGTAAACTTTTGGTTTCATTGGATTTAAGAAATTAAAACCATTAGACGATTTATCTTGCGTTGGTGTATCTTCTTCTTTTGCAAGTTTTTTAAGAAGTCTAATTATTTCTTTTTGGTTGTTTATTCTTTCATTGACTTTCCAATACCAACAAAGTAATTCACGACACAAAAAGAACAAAGCTATAAAAAGCAATATAAGCAAAATAACGAAATCCATAGTATTGTATAGTTTTTAAATTTGTTCACAAATAAACCCTAAAAATGGCAATTAAGCAATATATTCAATAGAAACCTTTGTAGTTTATACTCTGTCTAAATAACGAAATCCCTTTGCAGATTGACAAAATGTTGTTATATTTGCGGTGTCAACAAGTTCATAAGAGAGGTAAACTCTTATGGCTCTATCCATATAGAGTTATTTTTTTGCCAATACATATTAATAAGTAGTATCGTATAAAATTAAGATATTGCACCTACCGAGTGGAGATACGGAAACGCCTCCGACATTAATCTTATGGATTTGTTGACAGCTCGTAGTAGGTGCATTTTTTTTGTTATGTCAACAAATCCTATTCAAGTCCTAAAACAAACAGAATTGCTTGGACATCAATTCACAGTTTACGGAACCGCTGAAAACCCATTATTCTTAACAAAGGAAGTTGCAGATATAATAGAATATTCTGCAAGCAATTCAAGTAAACTAACCAATCTTGTAGATAGAGACGAAAAGGTTCGTAACATTATTACGACCCCCGGTGGAAATCAAGAAGTTTGGCTGCTAACAGAGGACGGTTTGTATGAGGCTTTATTTCAATCCCGAAAACCAATCGCCAAAGAATTTAAGAAAGGAGTTAAGGAAATTCTAAAAACCATCCGCAAGACCGGTGGATACATCGCAACCAAACAGGACGACACTCCCGAAGAAATCATGGCACGTGCACTCATAGTGGCACAGGAAACAATCAAAAGAAAAGAAGAAAGGCTAAAGCAGCTTGAAGAAAAGAACGCCAAGCTCCAGCCCAAAGCCGACTTCGCCGAAACAGCTTTCAAAGCAGAGGGCAAAGTAGACATAGGTCAAGCCGCAAAGATTCTCAACCTCGGTTTCGGGAGAAACACCCTTTTCAAGAAGCTAAAGGAAGTGGGCGTATTCTTTAAAGACAGGAACGAACCGAAACAAAAGTACATTGACGCAGGGTATTTTGAAATGACGCTGTTACCACCTATACACAGAGACAGTCACCCCGACATATTATATCAGAAGGTACTTTGTAAACCCAAAGGACTTGCTTACATTAATTATTTATTCGGTGGAAAGCCTTCTGACGGGAAAACGGCAAAAATAAAATAACCCAAACAACCCAGTGGGTTAAATTCAACCCAAACAACATTACAATCACAGCCGATGTGCTGATTTTAAACCTAAAACAAATATTTTATCTATATGAGAACAAATACATCCGATTTGGTGAGACAAATGAATATAGTATCAGAAGAACATGAACAGGTTCTTAGAGAGTTGAAAAACATGCAATACGTTGTAGGATACATAAGCCATTTACTGGACGCTTACAATATCGTATCAGGACGCGTGGATGAATTGCAGGAAGAGATAAAGGAGCTAAAGCGTGGAAGAACAAATAAAGCGGATACCCCAACAAGGGACACAAAAACACACAGAGTTGAGAAAACAGTAATGCCTAATATGCGGATAATAATGGGGCTTAAAAAGTAAACTTAAGAGGCGGGGTAACTCCCGCCTTTGTTCTATTTTTAATATTTTTCAATTTGAAGGCAGAAAAATTACGGGGGTTATACAAAAAACAGTGTTCTATTTTTAATATCAAAACCAAACATACTCTATAAATACACCTTTAAACGTCTCTCCCCGCGGGCAGAAATTAAATATTCCGCCATTCTCATACAAGACATATACCTTACCCTCCATTTGGGCCACTTTCCTTGCAAGCATCCTCATATTGGCTATGTCTGCCATTCTCTTTTTATTTTCGCACGCACATCCCATTACAAGCCGAATTTTCTGAAATAATCTTCAATGCCTTGTTTTAGGCATCTTCTAAAAAATGTTTTCCGGGCATAGGAACCGACACGATAAATCGCCTGACCGTATTTCTTTTCTATATCGCTGCTGAAACTGACACCCTCGCTTCCTATTTTTAGCCCCTTGTCTGTCGGAGTAGCCGTAATTGAATCGTGAAACTCACCTGTAATTATAAGATTGGGCGTTCCTTTTGAACTCACAGGGGCGTTTATTAAATCAGAATGCATAAGCGGGGCGTTCTTTTCCTTAAAAGCTGCATATCCTTTTGCGTTTTTATACCAATATCCGGCCTCTTTAGTATTAAAATATGGATCATTGAAGTAGGTAGGACGTAATGGTTTGTCGTTTCCGTTAATACCTGACCATAACTGCTCTACGATATATTGTGAAACCTCCTCCCTATTTTCTACCATTACATCCCGTATCATAGGTTCAAACCCCTCAACGAACTGTTTTACGGCTTTTTCCGCATCAATTATATTAGCCATAACAAATACAATTAAGGGGTGAACTAAATGAACACCCCTAATTAATATACACAACACAGTTACATATCACCGTCTTTCTTCTGCCTTTGAGCACCGGAAGAGGCTATATCCTCGTAAATGGAAGAAAGCACCTTTTCACGCTCCTCTATCGGACGGTCAAGAAAAAACACATCCTTATGAGAGTTTATGAAGTCCCTCTTCTTCATGTTTCTTACTCTCTCATCGTTGAATGTAATTCCTTCTACTTTCATCCCCAAGCCTCTATGCCTGTGATTCCGGCTCCTTGCAACACAGAGGGGGAAGCAAGCGTCGGTTCTCCCTCGCCTACGGTAATAACACCGTTTGCGTAGGATACACTTGTTGCACCGGGTAATGCAGTAGTCGCATTTTCTTGAAGCAACGCTCCGTAGTATGGGGTTATATCAAGTCTTCCGAAGTGCTCAACAAGCTTGTATTTCTTTGATTCTGTTGAAACCAGCTCAACATAAACAAGCCCTTTCAGCGCTCCGACAACGTCAAAGTCACACGCCTTTACACCAGCGTTCTTGATATACTTCTCGTAATCCTTGAACATCGTTGCAATAGTGAGGTTGGCTTCTGTGCCGGAAGAATCCCAGTCCTGACCGCCCGGATATACGCCGGACAGTTCGATTCCGGCCAGTTCTTCCGTACCGTCGTTCATGCCGTATATCACGTTGTTCTCGTCCACAAAATATGCATCAAACGCTGTATTCTTTGCAGCCATAAGATTAGCCTTGAGGCTTGCATCGTAATTTTCAAGCGTCCATACATCGTTTTTGGGCGAGTATCCTGTGATTTTTGTAGGTCCGTAACCTGTCGCTGAGGTTTGCGCTTCCCCGCCTGATGGAGCGTATTCCACAATCGTTTTAATCGGAAATATTCTTCCCGGTCTGTCTGCATGACAGGCCGCTTCCAAAGCGTCCGCTGTCAGAGTTTTGGGTAACTTATACCCATGCATTACCAATATGATAGCTTTTACCTTGCCGGGGTCTAACACGCATACGGAATTTCCCGTATTAAAGGTTGCAACCCCCGGACATTGTCTATAATCTGTTGCCATAGCATTTTATTTTTTTTACCGTTAAACTTAAATTAGTTATTTCAATAGCATCAATCTTTTCTTCAATCTCCTTTCCGTCAGCGTCAAAAGCGCCTCTTCGACCGAATACAAGATTTTCCGAATAAGAATGAGCCACATGCCCCGAATATCCAAAATCAAACCTTTTTTCAGCACCCACTTCCTTGATTAGAGAATCATACAACGGTCTTAACAAACCTTTGAAAGATACTTCTATGCGCTGCTCATTGGTGTAATCCTTGAGCGTGTTTACTGCTATGATTATATTGACATCAGCCTTGCAATACACCTTGCTATCTGTCTTATCCTCTACGAAAGGCGTATAAAGCCCGATTAAAGGAAAGCGTTTTGTAGCGGTTTGTGGTATCTTCTTTTGCGTCAGGATGGCCTCCCTTATATATGTACTGTCGCCGAATATATAATTCACGTCATACCCAACTTCGGAAGACACTCTTTTGCATATATCGCTGAAAATCTCTACTATCATAGATTGAATGTGTTTACAGGTTTCAATAATGATTTATCGAACGTCCATCCCTCTATATGTTGCGTATCAAGCCATTTATAAAGGTCTGCGTTCATTATAACCATGCTATTCCATGCAGAAACCATTTTCCCCATAGGAGATACAAGATCACCGACATCGCTGTCTTTCTTTACACCGTTGACGGTTACATCGCATTGATGGTTTCTTGCGTAGAAAAAGTATATGTAATTGGCAATAGGAGAGATTTTCATCCCTCCCATAGTGCCAACCAGCATGCTCTTTAAATCATCCCACAGTTTTACAGGTTCTTTCTCTTCTGACTGGAGATATTCGGAAAATTGTTCATATACTTCTTTACCAAGAATCTTTATCAGGTATTCCGTCTCATAATAGGATATATAGTTGTTCACATCTCCTGTTATAGCAGATGTTGTCAATGACGGAGCAACATCCGGAGAAATTATTCCGCTAATAAATAGCGGCCCTTGAAAAAAAGCATAATCAATGAGCATAATTAAACATTTTTATTGTCCGCAACCGGAGATGTCTTTTCTCGTTTTTCAGGAATCTCGCGTTTTTCGGAGGATTTAGGGGCGCCTTCCTCAATGGAAATAAGCCCCATTTCCTTCCTTATTCGGTTTTCCTGAATGATCTTATCTACTTCCAGTTGACTACCTCGTATAATTATAACCTTATCCATTAGGCAGCAACTTTAATGGCAGTTATCACATCGGCAATATTACCGTATGTAAATGCAGCCGGGTTGTAAACAGGCATCTGAACCTCTTCCTGTGCAATGAGGACAACAGTATTGCGGAGCTTTGTTTCCACATCTTCTGCAAACTCAACGCTAAGATTGCTCCAGTCGACCAGAGAAGCTCCGTTTGTCATATCTCCTGCAAAATACTTGCCCGGGTTGATCTTCGTTGTTTCAATAATAGGTCTTCCGGAAATATACTTGACACCGTTAACGGTAGTAACAAGGCCGAGAGACCGTCCGGATGTATCTTTTGCCGTTTCTGCATCGAATACGGTAGACGGGTTAAGCGCAATGAACGAAGGCGTGTATTCCGCATAGGTCATGATTGCGAAGATAGCATTGATTGCATCGCCGATATTAGGAGATACAACAGAATTGAACAGGTTGTTCTTAACTGTGAATGTGACAGCGGATGTCGCATCAGCTACGGCAGCGTATGCATAGTCAACAACAATCTTTCTGTCATTCATCTTATGAACAACATAAGTAGAGTTGAAACCTTCAACGGAAGAGCCTGCAAACGTAATCTTTTGACCGTCCATGATTTCAGGCTGTGCTTCTGTAAACTCAACAATGGACTGTTTGCCGCCATTGTAAGTGCTTACCGACTTAACAGAACCCTTAGCGCCGGTTACCACGTCTTTGCCGATTATATTTTCTGCCGGAAGAACATCTTCGTAGTTTGCAATACCTTTCAAATTATCGCCTTGTCCGTCACCGAACATGAATTGGAAGTCCTCAGCCATTCTAACCCAAGAGGCAAGACGGTTTATAAGCCATGAGCGTACATAGACACGAGACTTAAGCAATCGCTTGCTCAACGGAACATAAGTACCAATGCGGCACACGCCAACGGTCTGCTCCTTGATCTTGAATGAAGATTCAGGAAGTCTTCCGTTCTCTGAAACAGCAGCAGCGTTTCTGTCAAGATCGTAGATCTGCGTAAATGTGATTGTAGGATATGCAGGGTCTCCCTGGTCTACGGTCATGATGTCGCGAATGTGCGCTCCTTCATTGATCTTAGTTACAACAAGGCTGCTTTGACGAGTGATTAGCTTGTCTCCGGCATAGTCATTAGTCATGCTGACCGGGTCTGTCACATCTTTCAAATCAATGTCAAAGCGGCCTGAACTCTTTGTTTTCCCGTCCAAGAAGTCTTTAAACTTCTCTGAATCCAAGAACTCATCAATCTTTTTGCCAAGATTGTTAGAGTTTCCGTTTACGTTAAAGCCCTTTGCCTTCAACACTTCCAGCTGTTTTGACAACTCTTTGATTTCTTCTTTGAACTCGCCCAGTTCCTTAACAGCAAGACCAACCTTGCCATCTTCGTTTAGGGCCTTAAGCTGCTCATCTACGCTTTTCATTTTCTCGTTGAATGAACTTTCAGAGATAAGCCCCTTGAGAAGCTCCTCCACCGTATCATTCACCTTTTTTTGAATTGTACCAAGAGTTTGCTTTTCCTCCAATGTCAATTCGTTTTCTTTTTTTGCAAATTCAATCAAATTCATTTCTTCTAATTATTATATTAAACCTTTAATAGCGAGTCCCTCCAATGAAAAAGTGCTTTTGCGGCTTTCTTCTTGGTGAGTGCCCTCCGGCGGCTCTGTATTCTTGTTTATGAAACTCTTATAAATCCTTGCATAGCATTTAGGACACCTTACATAAGCGGCAAGTTCTTCGATGTTTTTCTTTGACGATATGATATTAAGAACCTGTTCCTGTATCTCCGGTTTAAGCTTTGCCATTTCCGCAGACACTACATCCTCTGCTATCCAACGTGTATAATTCCCTACACTGTCCAATACTTGGTTTTCGAATGTCTCTTCCGGCACACTATTGTAATCAAAGGAAAGCCCGCAATGAGGACACGTCACAATATCCTGCCCGGATAATGCCTTTTCTACCAAACTTAAATTCATGTCTAATTCTTTTAATTTATCATCGGAATAACGCATCGTAAGAGCTTTTTTAAGGAAACCTATATGCTCCTGAATTGTCTGCTTGTCTGCGTTCTTAATATCAATAAGAAAGGTTTGCGGATTGGCTCCCCATGATGATAAGGTTGAATATTCCCACAAAGACCACTCTTTTACAATTCTTCTATCTTTATCGTCTCTCTTTATAGCCTTTACCCCGATAGAGTGTTCAAGGGTCTTTCCGTATTCTGCGTAAAGTTTGTAGTCCTCCAGCACATCTCGTCCTATCTGTTTTTTTAAATTGATAGCACCTGTCATAACAAGGTTTCCGTCAATCTCTTTACCCTCTATCGGACATCCGAGCAGAATGCCTCTGTCATGATTATACAGCCATTTAACCCTGCTGAAGTTTTCTTTCAACGTCTTATTGAAAGAACCTTTAGCCGATATATCACCATCCGCATCCTGAATGCCTATTCCGTTTACAGCGACAGTTACAATGCCTTTCTCGTCAACATCGTTCGTCCTTGTCTTACATGTTATGTCTCTAAGCTGCTCCATTGCTATTTGATTTTGTGTTACCTGAAAAAATAATACCTTTGATTCTCTCCACTTCCTGATCGCTCATTTCCAATATGAGCTTGTCGTATAAAGGGTTTGAAACCTTTGATTCGCCTATCTGTGCCCGCCAATCATTAAGGGTTATTACCCCGCTAAGAAACTCGTTTTTACATTTTACCGAGATGATGTTTAAAGTCTCTTGTCTCTCTTTATTTCCTGATTGCAAGGCATCCACGTCTGAATAATCCACATCTAAGTACAAACCGCTGTTTTCAAGCCCCAAAAATCGGGTAAGGCTTCTTGCGAAAGATTTAGCCTCCGGGATAACGATGTTGTAGTAGACGCTTCTTTCCGCTGTTTGCTGATTGTTGAAAGTGCTGTTGTCCTTTCTTGGCACAAGCTGCGCAGGTATAGAAAACGCACCGGCTATTGATATGGCATCCTGCAACGTCTCGTCAAACGGTTGCAATTCCTGAATACTCATAGAGGTTCGGATAAAGTCCGTATCTGTATCTATTATTGCTACCGGATATTTATCTTCTCCTAATCCGTACACAGTATTGTATTCTTCGCGGATATTCTTTTTTTCGTCAGGAGTTAGAGCGACTGTCCCGGTTTCATCTTTTTTTCTTGATACTATAATACCGAGAGCGCCTCTCTTTGTATATATCACATTCCTTGCTTCATACACAGATATAAGATTGGATATAGGCTTTATCTGTGATACAAGCCTGCTTTGTCCCTTGAGGTTACAGGTAAAGGTGTTTACATTAGGCTCCTTCACATGAAGAACAGTTTCCGGCGGCATATCATCCATAATACCGGAATAAGACAGTCTGTAATATTGGATTATATCAGATACACTTGCCGGAGAAAACAAGGGAGCATTGTTGTATGCTACAATATCAACGCTGCCGGATGGAAGGACCCAATAATCATCGCATCTCTTCCATAGTTCTTTTTGTGATTCTGAAAACACAGATGCTTTGATAAATGAGTTACCTGTCAGAAATTTATATAGAAAGTGAAGTGATACGAACTCATCAAATGATTGAAGTGCGTTTGGCTGTGTCAAGAACTTGTTTATGCTATTATTGTTGAATACGACTGAATCGTCCTTTGTTGATTTTAGCATAAAATTACCCTTGACAATCTTGTCTACCAAATATCTTACCGGGAAAAACACTTCCGGCACAGATTCGTATAGGGTTATGAAGTTATCGGAGGCTACATAAGGAGAGGCGATGTCATATAGCGTGTTGCGCACATATCCGTAGACATTCCCCTGTTTGTCGCTGATTAAATCTTTGGACTTGCCTCCAATAGATAAATGAAAATTCTTTGTCTCAAAAGATAAATTCATGCTTAAATAAAAAAGGCAACAACCATATACATGATTATCGCCTTTGGTCTTTTAGTTCAACAATGGGTAGTGTGTTACTTAACACACCAAAGGCTATTATTTTATGCAAATATACTAACTAACATATTGAATAGCAAATAAAAAACGAACTATTTTTATTTAGACTAAGTAAAAATAACAATTTAAAAAAAATTCTTTCTTATATACTTGGACATGGCGGATATGATGTTAATAGCAGAGGCGCTGTCCTTACCGTTATAGTCTAAAAAGTCATTCATAAATAACAGATAATCAGCATTACTTTCATAACCGCCTGAAAACCTTACTCTCTTCCTGATAAAGTCTTTGTTAGCCTCTATTCTAAGCTTGTAATCGGATGAAGAAGATATTACCTTTATTTCCCTTAATTCCCTCAACTCCCTTACTGTATGGAAGAATGCTTTTTCACACTCGAATATAACAAGCCCATTTGCGTTTTCAACACATCTGAATAACATATCGCTGTCATAGCAGCCATGATATACTACATCCTTTATATCTATGTAATCATGTATAACGCACGATACAGCGGTCATCATTCCGAAATTGTCAGGAATAACGTATAATAACTCGCTTCCGGCTGCATCCGCATTAAAGTACAACACATCATCTTCGGATTGAACACTTCTTTTCCTCTTGAGGGAGAATCTTGTATATTCATCTTTGAACACATCTACAACAACGTATCTAAATGTGTCCGTACAATGCCCAAACTCCTCATAGCTTTGCCCGGTTTCTTTATTTTTAATCCTTTGCTTTAAAATAGCCCCGTTGGCATCTTTCTTCACATTCTCATAGTCTCTTATTGACTTCTTACAAGAATCGTCTATACCTATATTTATTCCGTATAGATTACCGGACAATATGGCATTTATAAACTCACCCGACAAAGCGACTGAAGGATTAGAGGCGGGAACACAGTCATTAACTACAAACCTCTGTTCCAAGCACTCAATAAACTTATCCAAAAATGACCTCTTTTCGTCATCTATTGTATTACCGCTTCTTGTAGTGGCATCCCCATGAACAAATAACACATCTGCATACCCGATAGACGTAAGCCAGTCCCTTGTCATTGACGCTGCCTGAGTAACGGTATTATTAGGATCTTCCGCGCATATTTCGTGTATCTGCCTGAAATTGTTGTCGTTTTTTTGCCATAGCGTTACGGTAATATATGGAAGTACGTTATTATCAACCGATATATGAATGGGTGTTTTAGAATCATACGGATAGTTCCCCCTATGTTTTCCTGCATCAAATGCGTACAGGTATTCTCCGCCAGTCCTTATGCTACCCCAGTCTCCGAGAGCGTAAATGCGGTAATAGTTATAATCTCTATTTTTATCCTTTTCAAAATCGGCAACCGCCTGCCTGTCATAAAAACCATAAGTGCCGTCAGGAGAACCGACAACCCAAAAATTATTAAGATAGGTAGACTTTAATATCAACGTATCAGGCGCATGAACTTCCTCTTCTCCTGTACGTGGGTTGGTTATTATGCGGGGAGAGTTAATAAGTTTTTTGGTTATTGTAGTGTATTCCTTTGACAATACATCTCCTGTCAATGTGTTTTTAATACCATACAGATAATTGTCGACCTCGTGCAAGTCCTCTTTGTCGAACACATTCTTCTTTATCCAGTGCTCCTCTGATATGGGGTTAAACATGGATATTATCTTTTGGCCCAAACGGCCCCTTAAACGTTTTTTTATCTGCTTGAAATCGGCTTCGGCAAAATCACTCAACTCTTCGCATACGACAAACTGATAACTTTCAAGACCTTTTATCTTTTCGGGATCATCAAGACCGCTAAATGTGATATATGAACCATTGAAGCATTTAATAGCGTTTTCCCTATAATCAAACGCTTTTGAAATGCCAAGACTGTTAGCTGCTTCCTTAAATGCTTTATATATGCTGTCCGCTATGGTCGCACCGGTCTTCCTATAAACACGAGTATTATATCCGTCAGATAAGCAAAACAGTAATATAGCCTGTGCAACCGAAAAGGATTTGGACGAAGAAGAGCCACCGATCAAGAAGATAAACCGGATATCATCATCTTTTAATGCCTTCTTTAAATGATGAAAGTTTGGATTGAATTTCCGATAATCGAATGTGATCTTTTCATTTTTACTCATCTCCTGTATCGACGTCAAAAAGCATACTCTTCAAATCAATCTTTGTAGGCTCGTCAAATCCGAGCATCTTACATATACGTTCGATAGCCTTTATCTTATCATAAAGTTCTATCTTCACGTATTCAACATCCACAATTTCCGGAGCGTCACTTGTTCCGATATTTTTTTTCAATATCTTGGTGGATATACTTTTTATCGCTGATTTCTCTTTGGCAGACAGTTTATCAAATTCTTTGCGTTCTATCCAAGTATTGTGCATATCCGCAATAGTAGAGAATGCAATCCCGGATAATTCTTGCAGAATACGCTCTTTGGTTATATCTGACTTGTTTTTTTGTTCTTTCTGCAACTCCTTGACCCTCGCCGCAATATCGTCCTGATTTAACAATTGAAAAGCCTTGTTGTTAACAGTTTCCGCTTTCATTTTCCCACACGAATAGGCACGACGATAAGCATCGGAAGCATTACCGCTTTCAATGTAATAATTGCAGAAGTTTTCTTGTTTGATTGTAAGTCCTTTCATGTCTTTTCATCAGTATGGGTACACATGCCACTTGACATGCTTTTGCAAAGATAATAAACAATATGTGATATTTACAATTTATTTAGTTAAAAATAATGCCTTTGTCTTATTGCGACTTACATGTTGTATAGCATAAAAAATAAAGTTTATTTCGCTTGCTTACTATCAAATTTGATAGTATATTTGCAATATCAAATAACAATAGAACCGGCGGCAACGGATAAGCGGCATAAAGTTATGATTACTATCAATCAAGTTGTTTTCAACAAAAAAGGTCAAAGAGGTACTATCACTCGTATTATCACCAAATCAACCGGCTATGTAGAAGTTTCTTATGAGGCTGGATTCTCAAAAAAGGAAATGGCATTCAACCTTACCGACGAAAATGGTGTTTCCTTGAAAAAATCACCCAAAAAGGCAGAATTGAAAGCTTTAACCCCACTTGAAGAAATTCAAAACAAAATGATGTGGATTAATGGATGCGCATCCGGTGACAGAAACTCTATGAGCTATCAGATTTCAGCGGAAATGCTTTCTAAGATTGAAATGAAAGCTAAAGAATCCGGAAATGACTTTATTGTTTCAATTTGTCAATCAGTTGATAAATATATGAAGTGTTCTGAAAAACAGGCTTATTGCCTTGCTAAGTTTGCAATCGAAAACGAAATTAAATTATAATATATAATGCTGCGCTATCGGCATGACGGGCAAATAATATGAATAGCTATAATATTTTTGACGAAAAACACAGCGATACTATATTGTACCATGCGATAGCTCGTGACGAAGACCAAGTAAGAGAATTGGCAGAAGAGGAAGGTATAGACATATCCGGTCTTACCATCGATCTTGAGAGAGTGAATGTGAAGAATGAATTAGGCAGACCATATCCTGCGAGAATAGAGGATGCAATAATCAGATAACCATGAATGACAGAGAACGTATAGGTAAGCGAATAGCAGAGCTTCGTTTTGCAAAAGGAATATCGCAAGCGCAATTATCCGAGTTAACCGGGATTGCTCCCGGAAACATAGCCCGTATAGAGCTTGGAAAATACAGCACAGGTATAGATATTCTTTCCAAGATTGCGACGGCCTTGGATTACAAAGTTGACTTCGTGAAAGAATAGGCAGGCAATTAGCTTGCTTATTTTTTATTTACGTCATCAATATTTACGTAATCTATTACCTTTCGATTAGCTTCATCCACCTTCTTATTATCAAAGCGTATGTATATATCCGTTGTAGTGCTATTTGCCCAGCTGTGCCCAAGAGCATGCGCTATTACCTCTTTGGAAATGTCGAGCTCAGATGCTATTGTGGCCCAAGTATGACGCGTCCAATAAGAGGATAAATCAGGAAACAGAGGGGTTCTTATCTTTTTCCCGCCTAATCCTTTTCGTTCAAGTTTCCCGATCTGCTTTAGTCCTATCCCCATTCGATGCAGGAAGTCCTTGTAATTCCTGTATTCATCCATTATATTGAGAAGATAGCTTTTCCCTTTATATTTTTCTATTATATCCATAGCCTCAGGTTCTACTTTTACGCTGTATAATTTCCCCGTTTTAGCCCTTTTGTATTCAAAGCGACCGTTTACCAATGCGGAATGTTTTGCGTTAAACAAATCGGCTGCATTTACCCCTATAAGGTAAAACATAAGCATAAATATATCTCTATATCTTATCTGATACTCCTCACATGGGTAATCTCTTAATAATCTAAGCTGTTCTACTGTGAGGCTGCGTTTCCGGGTTTCCTCTTTTTTTATTGAAAATCTTCTGAATGGATACAATGTCGTGTACTCTTCATCAATGGCATAGTTGAATACGGTGCGTATGTTCCGTAAATGAATAGCGTAGGCGTTAACTTTCATCGTCTTTGCCATCCACGCTTCAAAATTTTCAAGCCACGATTTATCCATGCTTTCAAACGTACAGCGGCTATCGTATTCTTTAATCTTGTTCCTTGTGGTTGTGTATACGGTCTTGGTACCTTGATTATTCTTTTTCGACATAAATTCATCAAGATAGTATAAGAATGTCTTTTCGTTTTGGGTCTTATTACTTATGGCTTCTTCGATCATTTTTTTTAATGATGCATCCGTTGTTGATTTCAACTTACCCTGTTGCTCCAACGTTAATATTACAGTTTCCGCCTTGTTTATTATCCCGCGAGCGACAATGTTTCTTGGTTTATAATTTTGTGCCCGTACGGAATACTCATTTCCAGCCCACTCTTTATCCGATGCGCTTAATTGTGTAGCTATCATTATTTGTTTATTATGGAACACGTTCAACTTTAGAGGATAAGTCCCGTCTTTTTTTTGCCTTCTTTTATCAAGATAGAATTTAACTGTTGCCATATATCTATTTCTTTTTGTTTATGCAAATCAAAAAATTTGCATAGAATTTGCATACAAAGATAGGACTAAAAGGGTCTAAAAGGGCCTAAAAGGGGTATGTTATGCAGCATATATAAATAAATCAGGCAGCCACTTTATTTGTAACTGCCTGATTTTCAATGGAGCGGCAAGCGAGGTTCGAACTCGTGACCCTCAGCTTGGGAAGCTGATGCTCTACCAACTGAGCTACTG